TGTTCATACCTATGGAATGGAACTTCGAAGGATTCATTGATTCTTATGGATTACCTGTATTCAACACTCCCGAAGAGCCGATTGAAGACAGCTACGGGCAATATATTGACGTCGGCGTTATCGAACACTGGGAGAATGAAGTTGAAGGTTTAAAAGGAGATCAAGACGGTTTAAATGAATTTTATAGACAATTTCCGCGTACTGAAGAACATGCTTTTAGAGATGAAACTAAAAATAGCATATTTAATCTTGCTAAGATTTACGAACAGATTGACTACAATGAAGAGGTTGCAAACTTGGGTAACGTTACCACTGGTAGTTTTTCGTGGGAGAACGGAATAAAAGATACTAAAGTACAGTTTACACCAAATCTTAATGGAAGATTTAAAATAAGCTGGGTACCAGATATTAATTTACAAAATAATATAATAATAAAAAATGGCTTTAAATATCCCGGAAATGAACATATTGGTGCATTTGGCTGCGATAGCTACGATATATCCGGTACTACCGACGGTAAAGGATCTAATGGATCTTTACACGGTCTTACAAAGTTTAGTCTCGAAAAAGCGCCCGCCAATTCGTTTTTCCTTGAGTATATAGCTAGACCACAAACAGCGGAAATGTTTTTTGAAGATGTACTTATGGCATTAGTATTTTATGGAATGCCATTACTTGCGGAAAATAATAAACCAAGATTATTATATTATTTAAAAAGAAGAGGGTATAGAAGATACTCAATGAATAGACCAGACAGAGCTAAAAATAAATTATCTGTCACAGAAAAAGAAATAGGCGGCATACCAAACTCAAGTGAGGATATACGACAAGCGCATGCTGCTGCAATAGAAACATATATAAATGATTACGTTGGTTTAAAAGCTGACGGTACATATGGTGATTTATATTTTAATAGAACATTAAATGATTGGGCTAAATTTGATATAAATAAAAGAACGAGATTTGATGCAGCTATTAGTTCAGGACTTGCTATTATGGCATGCAATAAAAATAAGTATGCACCTAATGTACAAAGAGAAAAAACCAATGTTAATATAAGTTTTGCTAAATACGAAAACAAAGGAACTTTATCCAAAATAATAAACAATTATGGCTGAATCAGTTATGAAAAACTACTTTCCAAGTCAAGCTGTTAGTGATAGCGAAAAGCTAGATCCTAAGTATGGCTTAGAAGTCGCGAAGGCTATAGAAAATGAATGGTTTAAAAAATCTCATGGAGTAAATAGATTTTATCAAAACCAAAATAATTTTCATAAACTAAGGCTATATGCGAGAGGAGAGCAAAGTATACAAAAATATAAAGATGAATTATCTATTAATGGTGATTTATCATATCTTAATTTAGATTGGAAACCAGTTCCTATTATACCTAAGTTTGTAGATATAGTTGTAAATGGTATTGCAGAAAGAACTTATGATATAAAAGCATATTCACAAGATCCTTATGGTGTTGAACAAAGAACAGCATATATGGCAAACATATTAGGTGATATGCGTACAAAAGAATTTACAGCTCAAATAAAAGATACATTTGGATTTGATTTAGGTAGTATGCCAGCAGAACAATTACCTGAAAGTGAAGAGGAATTACAATTGCATATGCAATTAAACTATAAGCAATCAATTGAAATTGCAGAAGAACAAGCTTTAACATCTATATTTGAATTAAATAAATACGAACAAATAAAGAAAAGAATATATTATGATATAGCTGTATTAGGTATGGGTGCTGTAAAAAATACATTTACAGAATCTGAAGGCATTAAAATAGAATATGTTGATCCTGCTAATGTAGTTTATTCATATACTGAATCACCTTATTTTGATGATATATATTATGTTGGTGAAATTAAAAACGTAAATTTAAATGAATTAAAATTACAGTTTCCTAATTTAACAGATAGTCAGCTAAAAGAAATAGCTAGTGCAGGAAGACAAGATTACCATGCTCATAATAAATATTCTGCAGTAAATTATAGAGATAGCAACTCAGTTCAAGTTTTATATTTTAATTATAAAACATATATGAATGAAGTTTATAAAGTAAAAGAAACTGCTACAGGTGCTGAAAAGATTATAAAAAAGGATGATGCTTTTATGGCAACACCTATCGAAGGTGAATTAAGATTTGAACGTATTGCAAAAAATATTGAAGTACTTTACGAAGGAGCATATATACCAGGCTCTAATATATTATTACAATGGAAATTATGTGATAACATGTTAAGAGAAAAAGCTGATATAAATAAAGTAAAATTAAACTATTCACTTGTTGCACCTAGAATGTATAACGGTAAAATTGAATCATTAGTTAGTAGAGTTACAGGCTTTGCAGATATGATACAATTAACACATTTAAAAATACAACAAATACTTTCAAGAATGGTTCCTGATGGTGTATATGTTGATGCTGATGGTTTAGCTGAAGTTGATTTAGGTAATGGTACAAACTATAATCCGCAAGAAGCATTAAATATGTTTTTCCAAACAGGTTCTATTATTGGTAGATCATTTACATCTGACGGTGATATGAATCCAGGTAAAGTACCTATTCAAGAAATAAATAATCAAGCTGGAACAGGAAAATTATCTGCATTAATTAGTACATATAATTATTATTTACAAATGATGCGAGATGCTACAGGATTAAATGAAGCAAGAGATGGAAGTACTCCAGATAAAAATGCTTTAGTTGGTGTTCAAAAATTAGCAGCAGCAAATAGTAATACAGCAACAAGACATATATTACAAGCTGGTTTATTTTTAACTACAGAGTTAGCAGAAAAACTTTCATTAAGAATTGCTGATGTATTAGAATATTCACCAACAAGAGATGCTTTTATACAAAGTATAGGTGCTCATAATGTTGGCACATTACAAGAGTTAACAGAATTATATATACATGACTTTGGTATATTTATAGAGTTAGCACCGGATGAAGAAGAAAAACAAATGTTAGAAAATAATATTCAAGTTGCTATAGGACAACAGAATATTGATTTAGATGATGCAATTGATATTAGACAAATTAAAAATATCAAACTTGCAAATCAACTTTTAAAATTAAGAAGAAAGAAAAAACAACAAAGAGATCAGCAAGCACAGCAAGCTAATATACAAGCACAAGCTCAAGCAAACGCACAAGCTCAACAAGTTGCTGCACAAGCTGAAGTACAAAAACAACAAGCATTAACTCAAAGTAAAATACAATTAGAAGCAGCTAAAAATGAAATGGATATGGCTAAGTTGCAAGCCGAAGCTGCATTGAAAAAAGAATTAATGCAATTAGAATTTTCAATTAATATGGAATTGCAAGGTAAAGCACAAGCTGCACAGGCTGAGCAAATTCAAATGAAAGAAAACGCAAAAGCGCAACAACAACCCGCTAAACCTTTTGAATCAGGAGGTAATGATATATTAAGCGGTGATTTTAGCTTAGGTGCATTTGATCCTAAGTAATATATATAGTGTATAATTTTATAATATTTTATTATGGCTGAAAAAATTAAAGCAAAAGTCATAGAGGTTGAAGAACCGTCTATACAAGAAAAAGAAGAAATCGTACAAAAGAAAGCTGGATTTGACGAAGAATCTGGCATGTACAAAGTGGATTTAACACAACCACCCGTAACTGAAGAAGAACAAATTAAAGAAGAAACAGATGCCGTTCCAGAGCAAAGCACAGATGAGGTTCCTGTACGCAACGAATCCGAAACTAGCGGAGCAGTTCAAGAAGGAAACCCCGAAGAAAAAATTGAAGAACCTTCCGGAGAAGAAGACAGCAATGCAGATGTGCGGGATCAAGAAGAAGAGATTCCGGTAATAGAAGAAATTATTGAAGATGAACAAACCAATGATGACGAGACTGCAGTGGTTGCAGAGCAAGAAGAAAGCCAAGTTGAACCGGTTGTACAAGAAAAACCTAAAGAAGAAATAGAATATCCAGAAAACATTATAGACTTAGTAAAGTTTATGAATGAAACTGGTGGAACTTTAGAAGATTATGTAGCTTTAAATAAAGACTATGATCAATTTGAAGACATGGCTTTATTAAGAGAATACTATCAACAATCAAAACCACATTTATCATTAGAAGAAATTGATTTTCTTATAGAAGATGATTTTTCATATGATAAAGAAATTGATGAGCCCAAAGTTATAAAAAGAAAAGAGGTTGCATTTAAAGAGGCAGTTGCTTCCGCTAAAAAACATCTTGAAGGGCAAAAGTCAACTTATTATAAAGAAATTAAAGCTGGCGCAAGGTTAACGCCTGAGCAGCAAAAAGCAATGGACTTTTTTAATAGATATAATGAAGAAAGTGCAGAGCAAGAAAAAATAACACAATCTCAAAGAGAGGTGTTTAACAATAAAACCAATAGCCTTTTCAATAATCAATTCAAAGGTTTTGAATATAAGATTGGAGAAAAGAGGTATAGGTTTAATGTGAAAAATGTAAATGAAGTCAAAGAAACACAAAGCGATATAAATAACTTTGCTAAGAGGTTCTTAGATAAAAATAACGTTATGAATGACGCCGCAGGTTATCATAAGGCTTTATTTACTGGGATGCATGCCGATGCAATTGCCCAACACTTTTATGAGCAAGGTAAAGCAGATGCTATAAAAGAATCTGTAAAATCTGCAAAAAACATCAAGATGGATGCTAGATCTGGTCATCAAGAAATCCAAGTTGGTGGTATAAAAGCAAAGGTAATTAGCGGAGACAATCTTCCCGGATTAAAATTAAAACTTAAAAATTACTAAAACTTTTTAAAAAATGGCAAACAATAACGTTTCGTTTTCTGGTCCTGCGGCTGGAGCGATAGTTACGCCTGCGGTGCAAAAAGCAACGTTGGCCTCTAACTACTTAAACTTTCATTCAGGTGGAGTAAACTGGGCACAACAGTATTTACCTGAATTATACGAGCAAGAAGTTGAAAGATACGGTAATAGAACCGTGGCTTCTTTCTTAAGAATGGTGGGTGCTGAGATGCCTATGGCTTCTGATCAAGTTATTTGGTCTGAGCAAGGTAGATTACACCTAGCATATAATGGTTCCGTTAATGTAACAAACGGTGTCATTACATCAATTACAGGTATTGACTCTGGTGCAACAGAAGCTCATGCTGTAAGAAAAGGTGCTACTGTAGTAGGTGTGGTACAAGGTGTAGTATTCAAAGCTTTCGTAACAGAAGGTGTTGAAATTGCAACTAACACATTAAAAATTAAACCTTACGGTGGTACAAACTTGGATAACCTATCTGGTATATCTGGTACTAATCAATCAATCAAGTTCTTTGTTTATGGTTCTGAATTTGGAAAAGGATCTGCAAGCATGACTGACGCTGTTGAGCCTAACTTCAAATCTTTTACAAACAAACCAATGATTATAAAAGATCACTATGAAGTTTCTGGTTCTGACACAGCTCAAATCGGCTGGATCGAAGTTTCTGGAGAATCTGGACAAAGCGGTTATTTATGGTACTTAAAAGCAGAAGGTGATACAAGAGTAAGATACGAAGATTATTTAGAAATGTCTATGGTTGAAGCTGAAAAAGCTGTAGGTTCAGTTAGTGCTGGCGTACCTGACGGTTCTGAAGGTCTTTTAGCTGCTATTGGAGCAAGAGGTATTGTAGCATCAAATCAATTTGATTCTAGTACAACTGCACCTGATAAGCTAGCTGAGTTCGATTTATTACTGAAAGAATTAGATAAGCAAGGAGCTATTGAAGAAAATATGTTATTCTTAAATAGAGACTCTAATCTATACATCGATGATTTACTTGCTGGATTAAACCCAAATATTACAGGTGGTTTATCTTACGGAGTATTTGAAAACTCTGAAGATATGGCGCTTAATTTAGGTTTCTCTGGATTTAGAAGAGGTTCTTATGACTTCTATAAAACTGACTGGAAATATCTTAATGATAAATCTACAAGAGGTTTAGTAGGTGGTTTAGAAGGTCTTTTAATACCTGCAGGTACATCTTCAGTATATGATCAGCAACTAGGCAAAAATGTAAGAAGACCATTCTTACACGTTAGATATAGAGCTTCTGAAGCTGATGATAGAAAAATGAAATCTTGGATTACTGGTTCAGTAGGTGGTGCATCTACAACTGGTGATGATAAGATGGAAGTTCACTATCTATCAGAAAGATGTTTAGTAGTACAAGCTGCTAACAACTTTATCAGATTTGATTCTTAATACTAATTAAAGGTAACGGGTGCTTCGGCACCCAATGCCTTTATTAATTTTTATTTTATTATATTATGGCAAAAAAGAAAATAGCAGAGGTGGCTGTTGAGGAACCCGTAGTGGTTGCCCCACCAAAAAAAGTGGTTAGACCACAAATACAAGATAAATTGTATGAATTAACAATAGGTGAAACACCTATAACGTATGTTTTAAAAACCAGAGGCTTACTTTGGTTTGACGAAGAGGTTGGATATGAAAGAGAAATTAAGTATTGTGAAAATCAAAAAACAATATTTAAAGATGAAATGAAAGGTCCAGAAAGGTTAAGCCACATTATTTTTAGAGATGGCATGCTTTTCGTACCTAAAGAAAAACAAACATTGCAAAAATTTTTAGCGTATCATCCAGATAATGGATTAAAATTTAAAGAAAATGATCCTGTAAAAGTTGCAGAAACTGATATTGATTATTTAAATTTAGAAATAGAAGCTTTAAATTTAGCACAACAAATTGACATTGATCATGCAGAAGCGATATTGAGATCAGAACAAGGAAATAAAGTATCTAGCATGACTTCTAAGGAGCTTAAAAGAGATTTACTACTATTTGCTAGAGCAAATCCACAACTGTTCTTAGAATTAGCAAATGACGAAAACATAAATATTAGAAATGTTGGTATAAAAGCCGTAGAAATGGGTATTATTAAACTTTCTAATGACAATAGAACATTTATGTGGGGAACAAATGATAGAAAACTTATAACAGTTCCATTTGATGAAAACCCTTATTCAGCTTTAGCGGCATACTTTAAAACCGACGAAGGTATTGAAGTATATCAAACAGTTGAAAAGAAATTAAAGTAAGCGATTGTAGGTGAAGGCCTGCAAAGCGCAGGTCTTTAACCTATAATAAAAATATAATGAGTGTAAACGTAAACACAGTATACCAAAGAGTATTAGCTATTACAAATAAAGAACAACGAGGATATATTACACCTCAGGAATTTAACTATCTTGCAAATCAAGCTCAATTAGATATATTTGAGCAGTATTTTTATGACTATAATCAGTTTAATAGAATACCAGGTAATCATAGTGAATATTCCGATATGCTCGCTATATTAGACGAAAAAATAAGTTTATTTGAAAAAACAAATCAAACTGTAACAAGCGGAACAGACTTACCCGCTGATTTATATAGATTAGGCTCTATAGTATTTAATGGCGCAGAAGCTGAATCCATATCTCAAAAGGATTATATCTATATAACACAATCAAAATTAGCAACACCAACAAACGATTTTCCTATATATATTAAGGATAATGCAGGAGTTAAAGTATATGGCTCTAATTCAAGTGGAGACATTGAACAAAAAACAAGTGCTGTAACTTGTAATTATATAAGTGTGCCTACTGAAGTTTCATGGGCCGCTAATGCAAGTACAGGATTATACGATGCTGCTAATTCAGTTAACTTCCCTTTACATGAATCCGAAGAAACAGAACTTGTAATAAAAATATTAGCATTAGCTGGTATTATATTAAAAGATAATTCTTTATATAGTATTGGAAGTGGAGAAGATGTTAAAAATGCTCAACAAGAAAAATCATAATAAATGGGACTAATAAAACAAACTGATTATCAATATTATAAAAATAGTCAAAAGTTTACGGCTACATCTAACCAGACAGAGTTTTTACTTACATTTGATCCTTTACCTGCACTTAAAGCAGATTTTCTTGTATATGTTAATGATGTAGAAGTTGATGATGATATATATTCATATTCAAATAGCGGTAATAATGCTGGCAAAGTTATTTTTACATCGGGAAGAACAGCTAATGATAAAGTTGAAATAGTATTGCATAAAAGTAATGCAGGTAATTATAGATATATAAAATTAAAAGATATTATAAATAACTTTATGATGTCTTATGTAGGACAAGATAAAATAATACCAAGAATAAAAAGAACTGATGTAGTTTATCATGCTAAGCGTGGTATTCAAGAATTTGCTTATGATATATCAAGAGTTGAAAAAATTCAAGAGATTGAAGTTCCTGACACTTTATCAATAGTAATGCCTAAAGATTTTGTAAACTATGTACAAATTTCTAGAGTAGATAGTATAGGTGTTGAGCATCCTTTAATACCTGCAAGATTTACATCAAACCCTCATCAATCAATATTGCAAGATGACGAATATAACTATTTATATGACAATGATGATTCTGTACTAACTGGTTCGCCTGAAATTTCAAAAAGATTTAGAGATGCTGATCAAGTAAGATTAACAGGCTTAATTCAAGATGATGATGACTTTGATATTGATAGATTACGTGAAAGAATTACAGAGTTTGGTGGAAGATTTGGTTTAATACCTGAGTTAACACAAAAGAACGGAACGTATTTAATGGACGAAGCAAATGGTATTATAAACTTTAGCGCTGATTTAGTTGGCACTATTGTAACTATAAAATATATATCAGATGGTTTAGGTACTGATGACGAAATGCAAATACATAAATTAGCAGAAGACGCTATATATAAATACATAATACACGCAGTAGCTAGCACTAGAACTAATTTTCCTGAATATTTAGTTTTAAGATTTAAAAAAGAAAAGTTTGCTGCAATGAGAACCGCTAAACTTAGGTTATCTAATATTAAACCACATGAGTTAGCGCAAGTAATGAGAAACAAATCTAAGCAAATAAAACACTAAAATATGCCTGAAATTAAAAACGCTTTCTTAAAAGGTAAAATGAATAAAGACCTTGACGAAAGATTAATTCCTAATGGTGAATATAGAGATGCACTTAATGTAGATGTTGACTATTCAGAAGGTAGTGATGTTGGTGCATTAAAAAATATTTTAGGTACTAATTTAGTTGGTAAGATACCTCAAGTTGATAATACAACAATTTTGGGTAATACAGGAACTTGTATAGGTAGTGTTAAAGACACAAAAGAAAATAAAATATATTGGTTAATACATGATAGCCAATTTGTACACCCTATTAATGGTACATTTATTGATAGAGATATAATAGCAGAGTACGATTGTGTAACAGGAGCATTAGCACCAGTAATAGTAGAATGGGCAAACTCAACTTCTGCATTAAAATTTAACACTAGCTTTCGCGTAACAGGTATAAACGTGTTAGATGGTGTTTTATATTTTACAGATAATTTAAACGAGCCAAAACAAATTGATATAGCTTATTGGAAAACACAAAGCACAAACTTTGTAACTAATACAACAGGATTATCTGAAGAAAGAATTACAGTTATTAAAAAATCACCATTAGTAGCGCCTAGCCTAACCATGAGTAGCTCTACAAGAGGAGGACCAGGAACACAAGGTGGTGCAACAGTTCAATCAGCAAATGATTTTTCTGCAAATTCACACGGTAATACATTGAACGATGCAAAAAATTCGGGTGTAACTGTTACCGGTAATTTTAATATAGTCCCTACTAATTATGCACAAGGTGATGTAATTAAGTTTACACATGAATTTACAGATCCTAATAATAGTAATGTAAAAACAACGGTAGAAGCTAGAATATTATTAACAAGTTATCCTCATAATAATAGCGGTTTTCAATTTGAAGGTGAAATATTAACAATAAGTGAAAATGTACCTGGACTATCTGTTAATTATACAGCGCTGCTTGAAGAAGATGACCCTTTATTTGAATTAAAATTTCCACTTTTTTCATACAGATACAAATATAATAATAATCAATACAGCTGTTTTGCTCCGTTTTCAAAAGCTGCATTTTTGCCAGACTCTACAAAAGTAGGAGATAATTTTGAATACGATTCTAAAAAAGGTTTTAATGTGGGTATGACAAATACATTAAGATCATTAGAGTTAACTGGATTAAATCATAATATAAGTGCAGATGTAGATGAAATAGATATAATATATAAAGATACTTTATCTAATAATGTATATATTGCTGATACTATAAAGAGAGCTAGCAATGGATCTATAGCATCAACTTTTGTAATTAAAAACGAGCAAATATTTAAAACAGTTGAAGCAAATCAGTTATTAAGATTATTTGATAGCGTACCTAAAAAAGCTTTATCACAAGAAATATCAGCTAATAGAGTTATATATGGTAATTATACACAAAATTTTAATTTGAACGATGATCCAACGTTTGAAATAAAATTAAAAAATAGATATAACCCAACATCAACTGATTCTGCTCAAATGCTTTCTTTAAAATCGAATAGAACTTATCAGCTTGGAGTAGTAGGTATAGATACATATGGAAGACAAACACCTGTACTTACAGATAAAACAGGTATAATTAATATTCCATTTGACCAAGCTAAAAATAGAACTCAGTTTTCGGTAAAAACTACGTTTCCTGGTGGTGGAGTTACCGGAATATCAAATTATAAATATTTTATAAAAGAAATATCATCAATAACACATAACTTATGTGCAGATAGTTTTTATCAAGATGATGAAGGGGCAATATATATATCTTTTCCATCTTCTGAAATTAATAAAGTAAAAGAAGAAGATATATTAGTATTAAAAAAACAAGCAGGAAATAAGCCAAGTGTTGGCGGAAGTAAATTTAAAGTATTAGATAAATTAACAACAGTACCAGAGTTTTTAGCTAGGCCCTTAAGAGAAGTTTATGGCCCAGAGGTTTTTAATTTTGGTAGAATGTATGATTTAGACGGTTCATCTGGTTCAAATGAGTTTACATCAGATCCAGGTGGATTTCTTTCATCTAACTATGGTAAAGATAAACTAGGAGGTGTTGCTTGGTATATGCAACCGGGATCAACACCCGTTCCAAAACATAATACTATAATAGTAGCAAACATGTACAATGTTGGTAATGCTCAGATTACAGATCCTAGCAATACTAGTCATTTTAATAGTACTAGTGCGCGTGGTGTTTCGCTTGAGGCTATAGAACAATTAAAAGTTGGTGCAAAAATAGAATTTAAAGCGGGTGATGCAAAATCAAAAGTATATACAGTTAAGCATATACAAGTTGCTACACCTGGACATGATGATATAGAAGTTACTTTTGAAGAAGAGTTTGGAGATGACGTACTAATATGTTATGATGCGGAAGACCAGATTACAAATCCTCACACAGCGGCGCTAGTACAAGGTGTAGTTATGTCGGTTTTAGATTTTAAAGATGAATCCGGAAAACCAGAATATGATGGTAAGTTTTTTATAAAATTAGAAGCTGAAACAAATTTATTAAATGAATTAGTTGACACAACTGACGTAAATAATTTAAGAGCATTAGGTACTTTACAATTTGATGGTGTTGATGATGGCAGTAATCATAATAGACAAATGTTTATAAGAGCTGGTGGTAAAAAAAATACTAACTCTGCTTCTTCAAATAATATTAGTCCAGCTAATGGGGGCTTCCAAGGTATTACTGGCGCTACATTATCTGATGGTTTTCATTTTATGATAGAATCAGAAGATGGTTTTAGTAATGCAAGTGGTATGTATGGAACAATACCTGCTTTAAGAGGTTTAAAAGAAGGCAACTATTTAAGACTTAGTGGGTATGATGATAAAACTAATCCAGATTCTGTATGGTTTGATGAGCATTATTATAAAATAGAAAAAGTAACAACTGCTATGTATGGTAGCACAAAAGGATTTTTTGTAAAATTAAGTCAAGATCTTGAATATGATTTAACTTTTAATGGTGATAGAGGTAATAACTTCTTAACTACATTTGATTTTGATCAGAGTAAAAGAATAAATATTACTAATCCACCTATATTTGAAGTTGAACCAAAAGATGATGTTGATATTGATATATATTATGAAACAAAAGAATTATTTACAAGCGGTCAGCTAGGAAATTTTCAAGATTTAGATTATCATAATTGTTATAGCTTTGCTAATGGTGTTGAATCATTTACAATAAGAGATGATTTTAACGCACCTTCACTGGGCAAAGGTGTTAGAGTATCAACTGTATTTGAAGATAATTATCAAGAAGATAATTTAAAATCAGGATTAATATACTCACAAGTATATAATGGTAAAACAGGTATTAATAGATTAAATCAATTTATTATAGCTGATAAAATAACTAAAGATTTAAATCCTGAATATGGTAGTATACAAAAATTATTTGCTAGAGATACTGATGTATTAGCTTTATGTGAAGATAAAGTTGTAAAAATATTAGCAAATAAAGATGCTGTATTTAATGCAGATGGTAATCCGCAACTTATAGCAAGCAATAGAGTATTAGGTCAAGCTATTATACCAGCAACATTTGGTTCATATGGTATAAGTAAAAATCCAGAAAGCTTTGTAGATTTTACATATAGATCATATTTTGTAGATAAAGTAAGAGGTGTTGTATTAAGATTATCTGCAGATGGTATAACTGAAGTTTCTAATTATGGAATGAAAGATTATTTTAAAGATAATTTAAGAGCACAAACAGGTTATATATATGGAATGTATGATGAAACAAAAAATCAATATAATGTTGCTTTACCTCAGGGCACAAATTCAACAGCTTCATATTCAGAATCAATAAACGGTTGGGTTAGTAGAAAATCATATATTCCTGAAGGTGGCGTAAGTATAAATAATAAATATTATACTTTTAAAAACGGTAGTTTATATGAACACCATAGTACATCAGGTACAAGAAATAAATTTCACAATGATAGTTCCGCAACACCGTCAGAAGTAACTTTTGTATTTAATGAATCTCCTGCTAATATTAAAAATTTTAGAACATTAAATTACGAAGGTGATGATGGTTGGACATGTCAAAGTATAACAACTGAACAGCAAGATGGGGCAGTAGCATCATTTGTTGAAAAAGAAAATAAATATTACAATTATATAAGTGGTGTTGAAGAAACTGAAAGTACTGTAGATATAAAAGCGTTAAATGTACAAGGTTTAGGTGCTTATACATCACAAGCAGTTGTAAGTAGCAATAGAGTATTTACATTTAATTTTGAATTAAATAACGATATACAAATAGGAGATAAGTTATATTATTTAGATGGATCTAATGTTAAACAAGATTTAGGTAAAATAACAGCAATAAGTAAAGCAAATAAAACAGTAACTATTGTTAATACAGGCGAAGTTCCTCAAGCAAGTGCATTTATGTTTTATGTAAAGAATGCTTTATATAATACGTCAGGTATTTTAGGTTATCATGCGGAAGTAAAAATGCAAAATTCATCTGCAAATTTAAAGGAATTATACTCAGTTGGTTCTGAGATTAGTATAAGTAGTTAACATGTAATTATAATAAAAAAGAATAAATTATGGAACCCATAGGTGCAATAGTACAAGGCGTCGGTCAAGTGGCAGGTTTAGTTGGTTCGCTCATAGGAGGCGGGAAAAGAAGGCGTGAGCAAAGACGAGCTAGAGCTGAAATGGAAAGAAATAAATTGAAGTATGAACAACTAGATACTTCAAATCCGTATGCAAATATAACTAATCCGTTTGAAAATTTAACGGTTAATACTCAAGCAGCAGATTTTGCAGCACAACAAAGTTCGCAAAATGCTGCAAATATAATGAGCGGTATGGCAGCAGCAGCTGGTGGTGGTGGTATTGCAGCTTTAGCACAATCAATGGCTAATGCTCAAAACCAACAAGCTCAGCAAGCTTCTGCAAGCATTGCACAACAGGAACAAAGAAATCAATCATTAGCCGCACAAGGTGAAATGAAAAGACAACAATTAATAGCAGCTGGTGAATCTGAATCACAAAAAAGAGAAGCGTCTAAACAAGCCACGCTGTTAGGTATGTCACAGCAAAGATTAGGAGCAGCAAATCAAGCTAGAGCAGATGCAACCGCAGCAACAATAGGTGCAATAGGTAATGTAACACCTGAGGGTGTAAAAGGTGTAGGTATGGCTGCACAAGGTGTAGGTCAAGCTGCTGGCGGTGTGGGTAGATTTTTTCAAGGTTTAGGCGCAGGAATATTCTAATAATATGGCAACAAAAACAACAAGTTCATTCGGTGCTGGAAATGCCAGTTTAATAACAGGAGCAGCAATAGCTTATAAAAATAGATCTTCAGCTGGTGCTATAAACCAAGGTGTAGCTAAAATGAATCAACAAATGGCTACGTTACAAGCAGCAGAAGATGCAGAAAAAACAGCTTTACAAAATGGTATACAAGCTTCTGTAGCTGCAATAGGTGATGTAGATATATCTAATACGCCACCAGAACAAGTTGATGCACAATTTAGTTATTTAAATGAGCTAAGACAAAATGTGGTTAATTTAGAAAATAGAAAGGCAGAGTTAATGAAAAATTATGGCTTTTCACCTAATGATCCACAAATAATGGAAATAAATAACGAAATAAGTAAAAATAAACAAGGATTTCAACAAATAGGCAAAGATGCTACTAAATTTAAAGAAATGCGTCAAGAGTTTATTGATAATGGCGGACAATTTTCTAACGGTGTACCTTTAGAATTACAGAGAAAATTAAAAGCATTATTTGCAGAAGATGGTCAATATACTACAGAAATAGTAAATGGTAAACAAGTATATATATTAGAAGATGGTAGCAGAGTGACTAATGAAGAACTAGATAAATATTTTTTACAGGATAATGAAATGAGTACAAATATTGCTACTGATGCTGATACCGTATTAAGTTTAGGTAGAACTGGCGGTAAATTTGATGCTAATGATAAAACAATATTAAAAAGTAAAATATTAAATCAAATAAAAGCAGGTGGTCAAGAAAGAATTTTATCTATGGCTAATGATGATTTAATAGGAAACGGTATACCTATGTTCAGCGCTGAAGAAAAAGCAATGCTTAATGGCAATGAAATTAGTATTGATGAAAAAGCAGACATAATCGCTAATAAATACATGAGTCATTACGATAACATTTATCAGCAAGGTAAAGCTCAACATGAAGCAGAAAAGAAAGAAGAAAAAGTTGATGATAAGCTACCCAAAGTAGGATTCGGCGATAGATCTGGATTTGATGGAAGAAACGGAATAAGATGGGTTTATGACAATGGGCCAATGGGTTACGTAGCTCATAGAATTGATAGCTTAGGTAATTTATCGCCTGTTGATGGTTATGATGTTCTTACTAATGCTGACGAGGCTAATCAAGCTATGGTTAATCCTACCTTTAGATTTTAAAATACAAATATGACGATATATTACAACGCTGATGGTGCTGAATTCACTATGGATGTAATTCAAGACCTAGCTGATCAAGCTGGTGTTACTCCTGATAGATATATCGCAGATAATAATCTTACTACAGAATTTGTCCCTCCTAAAAAAGAATTACCATTTGATCCTAAAAGAGTATTTGGTTCTGGATCTCCATCTGCACAAAAACCTATTCAAGAAAAAGAATTACCTCCGGATGTTTTTAAAATTAAAAAAGAAGAAGAAGAAAAGGTTAATAAAGAAGAAGAAGAATTTTTAAAAAAAGAAGCAGAAAAAAATAATTTTCTTTTTACCACGCCTGAAGAAAAAGCAAAAGTAATTAAAGAAATTAAAGGTGGGTCTAAAAAAGATGTTGAAGAAAAATATGCACAACTAAATACTTCGTTTTCAGAAACTGCAGATGAAACTTCAGAAGCATTTATACATGCTAATTATGATTCTTTAAAACTTGCTAAAGCTGGCATAAATAAAAAAGAATTTGCTGGTTTTGTTAATACAAGTGAAAGGTATAAAGCAATAAAAGAAAATTTAAAAAATGGCGTATATAAGCCTAAAACAAACGTATATAGCGATGATGATGAAAAAGCTTTATACGAAGATGATTTAAATGATTTATTAAATGATTATATAGCTGCTGAAGATAAAAAATTAAATGAAAAAAGAGCTTTAGAACATTTTTCTCAAGGCAAAACTAAAAATACATTTGAAACATTTAATTTAGGTGATGGTAAAAAAGAACAATTATTTACTCCAGAACAAATAATTAATCAAGTATATTCTGATACAGATACTTTTAAAAAAGTTACTCAGTTTGATTATAAAGCTATAACTGATTATCAAGCAGATCAATTTAAAAATTTAACAGCATTTAATAAAAGAACAAAAGATAAGCTAAGAGAAGAATATATAGCTAGAAGAGACGGTAAAGCAGCTAGGATTATAGACCCAGTTGTAAATTTAATTGAAGGAGGCTTTGAAGGCGGTAGAGATATGCTTTTATTTTTAGGCGATACTGTAGGAATATTTGGTTTAGATAGTTGGGCTAAAGCAAATAGGTTAAGAATTGATCAAAGACAAAAAGCTTCTGTTGATCAAATGGATTACATGACGTTTAGCGGTAAATCAACAACATTAACTAGTGATGTTGGTGATATAAAAGCCGGAACTAAAGTTGGCATGGATGAAGATGGACAGATTTATGATTTAGATAACGGTGCATTAATAACTTCATTTATAGATGCTGGTGCTTATAGAAGTATTGCTCAACAAATTACAAATAAAGGAGAAAAGGATTGGGATTTTAGTATGCATGGCGGTGCTACTAAATTTGGTCATGTTGTAGGCGGATTAGCTTTTCAAGTTGCAGGTGCTGTTTTAACAGGAGGTGGTACAACATTAGCATCAGGTACCGCTATTGCAGGAAGAGTTGGAAGTGTTTTATCAAAATCTAAAACAGCTGCTAATGTTTTAAAAGTTGCTGGTAAAAATAAGCAAATAATTGATGCAACATTATTTCAAAGTGCATATGGTGCTATGAATGGTAATGAAAATACTTTAAAAGCTGCTTATAATGCTGGTTTAACTGATGAAGAAGCTGATAAGTTAGCAGCTCAAGCATCAACAAATATGGCTATATTATACGGATTAACTGGTCCTTTAGCTCCTAAGGTGCCAGCCATGAAAGCTATGGATGATTTTTTTGCAAAAACAAAATCATTTGATAAAATTGTAAATGCTTACAAAAAAGGTGGATTTGCAGCTTCACAGCAAGAAACAACTAATATATTTAAAGAATTAGTTAAATCAGTAAAACCAACAAAAGAAGGAACAGCTGTATTTACAAGAGAAGGTGTAAAAGAAACAGTTCAAGAAAATGTCCAGCAAGCTGGTGAATTTTTATGGGTAAATAAATCTGTAAATGAAATGGCTGGACAAAAAATTGTAAAAGATGAATATTCATTAAAAGATATAATAGAAACATCTATATTATCATTTGGCGCGGGTGGATTAGTTTCAAGATTTGGTAATTTAAATAATTTAGGTTATAATAATAACGCATTAAAAGATTTATATACTCTTTCAAAACAACCTAAAAGCGTTAAAAATAGATTAGATATAGCGGTTGAAACAGGTAAAATATCAAGAAAAAAAGCTGATCAAATAATTAATGACATGTCTAGCGTAAGGCAGTCTATACAAAATAACACTATACCTAAGTATATATTTGATAATGATCCTGATGGTTACGTTAAAATAGCTAATTTACAAGCTAGACAAAACGAATTAAATAAAATAAAAAAGAATTACGGTTCGCTAACAGATCCTCGTATTGAAAAAGAATTAACTTCAATTGAGGAGCAAATTAATACATTAGCTGAAAATGCAAATAAAAAAGTTTTACAAAAAGACGTTGAAATAGCTCAAAAATTTGCTGATGTAACTGTATTTAAAAACGCAAAAGAAGCAGAAGCTGCAGGTGTTACAGATCTTGATAGTGAAACTGAAGGTATATTCCAGGATGATACTGGTAAAATTTATATAAATGAAGAAGTTGCTGCTAAATCTCCTGAAATTACTGTTGCAACACATGAATTACTACATAAAATATTAAAGAAACAATTTAATGTAAATAATTTACCAACGCAAGAACAAACAAAAGTATTAGAAGAATTTAAAGATTTATTAAGAGAAGCTAATCTTTTTGACGCAGTTGATGAAAGAATTCAACAATATAAAGAAGAAGGATTTGATGTAGAAGGAGTAAATTTAGATGAATATTTTACTGCTTTTTCTGATATATTAGACGCAAATATAAAGGCAGGTTTTAGTATTGAAAGTTTAAGACAAAATAAAAGTCTTACTGGTAAGTTAAGAAAATGGGTTGAAAATATATTAGCAAACTTTGGTTTAAGCAAAAAGTTTAAAAAAGGTGAAGATGTTTGGGATTTTATTATAGATTATCAACAAAATTTTCAACAAGGTAAACTAACAGCGCAGGCAAAAGCACAATTAAAGCCGCCAAAAGGTAAAAAGCCGCCACCATTACCAAAAAGAGCTAAAAAGTCTATATCAAAAGCAGAATTGCAAAAAACAAAAACTAAATTAAATGCGTTAAAAGCTGGTGAAGTTGAAAATAGTATGGCTGTAAAAGAAGCTTTGCCTAACATGATTAATGCTCAGGTTAATAACTTAGCCGCTAGATTTGATTCTGAAACTAAGCTTGACTTTATATCTGATGTATATTTAAAAATAACATCACCTAACAAAGCTGGTAAAGTTGTTGATTTAGCTTATGATGGAAGAGGAACTGTTTATGGTTTTATAAATGGTAGAATAAGAAAAAGAATATTAGATGTACTTGCTGAAGATAGAAAAAGAGTTGATCCATTATATGTAAATCAAATAGAAGGTGATGCTGTAACTAGACTTGAAAAAGAAATAGTAGAAGATGTTCCAACACTTCCGCAAGATAAAACAGAATTTAATATTGAAAAATCTTTTACACCTGAACAAATACAAGACATTGATAAAGAATTATTAACTATAGCGAGAGTATTTACGGCACAAGTTACAGATTTAACATTAAATAAAAAGACTTCAGATTTTATAAGAGAGTTTAGAAAAAGAGCTGCAAAATCACAAGCTGTAACATTAATTAAAAATTCAGTAAAAACAGGTAGATCTGTAGATCCTACTAAGTTTTTAAATTTAAAAGGTGCTATAGTAGCAGGTACAACAACTACATATTTACAAGGTAAAGATACTAAAGGTAGAGTATTAGGTGGTTATCCTGAAGTTATTGAAAAATCTGTAGGTGGTCAATATGTTGATGGAACTTTTCAACCTAAGTTTGTTAAGTTTCCAGAATGGGTTGGTAAAAAAATTGATAGAGAAAAAACAAGTACAGATAGCGCAGGAAGAACAGCTGGTCATGATTTAGTAAGAAGAGTTAAAAAACCTGCTAATGCTATAACTGATCAACAGTTTATTGAAAAAAGCTTTACTAATGCAGAAGTTGTTAAAAAAGGTAATACAACAAGAGTTGTAGCAATTGATAAAAGTAAACCTATAAAACCTGTATCACAAAATTCAATTGATTCACCAATAACACAATTAGCTACTGAGGTATTATTAAGTAGATTTACCACGAAGCTTAATGAAACTAATAACGAAATATCTGACGCTTTTGAATTTGCACAAGAAATGAAAGACCAAATATTAGCAGAAAATTATATTGCTAATATTACAATGCAAGCTGAGCAAGGTGGTGTTAAAAAGAGTATAGCTCGAAATAAATTTACTTTTAATCAAGCTGCTACTGCAGTGGTAAAAGCAATTCAAGCTAGTGATATACAAACCGTTTTAAATGAAAATGAAATAGCGGTTAATATTACGCTTGCAGATAGAATGATAGTTACACCTGCAGAGTTAAATAAAGTTACAGGTTATTTTTCTGATGGTAGAATAATACCTTCACTAGGTGGTTTTGTAAGAAATATATACGATCAAGGTATTATCGGCGATCGTATTAAAGATTATGTTAACAAAGTAAAAACAGATCCAATAATACAAGATGTATTAAATAAAGCTAATTTAAAATTTGATTTTGCTATTACAAATAAAAGCAGCAAAGTAACAAAAGAAATGCTAGACGATCATGCTAAAGGCATGAATGCGATAAGACAAGCACTTGGTGTTTCAATTGCAAAAATTTTAGAAGATGGGTCTGGCGCAAAATTATATGGTTATTCCAATAGAGTTTTAGACGCTGCTAAGCAAAAATCAGATACAGGAAAACCTGCTCCTTATTATAATGATTTTATTAAAGGCAAAGCGACACAAGATGTACAAGTGCCTGGTGTTGAATTAGGTGATGTAAGAATCATGAATTCTCAAACAGGTGTAATGAAAAAAGTTGGAGCTATATTACAAAATAGTGAATTAACACAAGACGAAAAATCTATTTTACCTCAAGAATTAGTTAATGAAATAAAAGCTGCAAATACTGCGAATATAGGTCTTGCTAAATTTATTGCTAATACTGTTAGAAATCTTTATCTTGATGGTAAAATTAGTGCTGTAAATGTTATTGCTTTTTATCAACAACAAACTAGTGCAGATAAAGGGTTAAGAGGGTTAAGTACATTTAATTATTTTACAGCGGTTGGTAATATAGATCAAGGTAAACAAAAGGGTGAGCATTTAGATGCAAACCAGATAACCATGTACAACATAATGAAAGCTACTCTTGATCCATCTATTGCTGATATACAATTTGAAAGTGCAATTGATGAAGCACTTATGTTTCATGATCAATGGTTAAATAATAGAAGTGACTTAGATATAATTGATATAGCTGGAAGAACTGTTGATGCTGCAGAATTAAGAATGCTTATTGATGCGGAAGGAGTAAATAATATTTTTACTATAGATGGTATACCCGCTATTGAAGTTATTCCTGATAGAATAAAAGCTTTTAACGTAAGAAAAGAAGCTAGAAAAAGTATAAAAGATGGACAACTACCTAAGCCAAAGAAAAGTTTAGCTAGACCAAAAAATTTAAACCAAGAAATAAATCAAATGATATTCAGGCAAAAAGGTGTAAGACCTGAAACAACTTATTCTGCGGTTGTTGCTAGAAAACAAGGAGCAGGTAAAGGTAGATTTGATTTCTTTTTACCAGCTACAGCTGAAGACTTTAGAGGTTTAACATCTTATACATTTGCTGGTAAAGGCAAACAAGGTGAAGCAGATCAAAAGTTTTTTGAAGATAACTTAATTACACCATATGTAAGAGGTGTGTCTGCTATGGAGGTTGCAAGGCAAGCTTTTAAGAATGATTATAAAACATTGCTACGAGAGCTGCCAAATGTAAAGAAAGTACTCAATAAAACAATACCAGGAAGCGATTTTACGCACGATCAAGCAGTTAGAGTATACTTATATACTAAATCTGGTTTTGATGTCCCAGGTGTGTCCAAACGAGATCTTAAATTTTTGAATAATTATGTAGCAAATGACCCTGAATTAAAATCATTTGCAGATACATTACAAGATATTAGTAAAAGAGAAAGCTGGGTTGAGCCTAATGAGTTTTGGGATTCAGGAAGTATACTAAAAGATATTAATGATATAGACCAAACATTATCAAGAAAAGAATATTTAGCAGAGTTTATTGAAAATGTAGATCAAATATTTGATCAAAAAACATTTAATAAGATAGAAGCGTTATATGGTCCTAGACATGTTGAAGCATTAAAAGATATTATACGAAGAATGAAGTCTGGTAGTAATAGACCTCCAGCTACAGGTGATAGATTAACTACAGCATGGCTAAACTGGGTAAACAATTCAGTTGGTACTATAATGTTCTTTAACAGGAGATCAGCGTTATTACAGATGATTTCATTTGCTAACTTTACAAACTGGTCAGATAATAACCCATTAAAAGCAGCACAAGCATTCGCTAATCAACCGCAATATTGGAAAGCATGGGTAGAAATATTTAATTCACCTAAACTAAAACAAAGAAGAGGCGGATTAAAATCAGATGTACAAGAACAAGAGATAGCTAATCAAGCTAAGAATTCACCAAACAAAATGCAGGCTGTTACATCTTATTTATTAAAAATAGGTTTTACACCTACACAAATAGCAGATAATGTTGCTATTGCAACTGGTGGTGCTACATTTTTAATTAATAGAACAAAAACATATCAAAAACAAGGATTAAATTATGAGGAGGCTAGAGCAAAAGCTTTTGCAGATTTTACTAAAGTATCTGATGAAACGCAGCAATCTGGTGATCCAATGTTAATATCCAAACAACAATCTGGTTATTTAGGTAGATTTATACTGTCATTTCAAAATACACCAATGCAGTATACTCGATTAATGAAAAAAGCTGGACAAGATATAATAAATAGAAGAGGTGATTTTAAAACTAATTTATCTAAGATTATATATTATGGCTTTGTTCAAAACTTAATATTCGCTACGTTACAAAATGCGTTATTTGCTTTACTAGATCAATTTGATCCTGATGATGATGAAGAAGGATACGAAAGACTTATAGATAAGAAAACAGAAAGAATTGCTAATAGTATGGTAGATACAATACTTAGAGGTAGTGGTTTAGCAGGTGCAGTAGTTTCAACTCTTAAAAATAGTATTTTAAGATTTATGAAAGAAGAAGAAAAAGGATTCACTGCAGATCATGCTTATACTATATTAGAACTTGCAAATGTATCACCCCCTATGGGATCTAAACTTAGAAAAGTCTATGGTGCAATACAAACTAATAGGTTTGATAAAGATGTTATTGAAGCGAGAGGCTGGGAAGCTACAAAAGATGGTAGATTAAATTTATCACCTAATTATAAAATATTAGGTAATTTAGCATCAGCGGGTGTAAACTTACCTTTAGATAGAGCAATAGCTGAGGTTGAAGCAATAAGTGAAGCTTTGAATTCTGATAATACAGCAATGCAAAGATTAGCATTAGCATTAGGTTGGAGAACGTGGGATGTTAATATTAAAAATGAAGATCACGAAAAAATTAAAGTTGATGCTAAAGAAAAAAGAAAAGAAGAAGGAAAGATTAAAGCAGCTGAAACTAGAAAGTTAAATAAAGAAAATTTAGTTTATGTAGCTAGAGAATTAAGAAAAAATAACCCAAAAGAATATAAAAAATTAGAACAATTAAGAGGTAAAGAAAGAACAGACTACGTTAATAAATATTTAAAAGATAATCCAAAACAATAATTATGCCGTATGTAAGCGCAGCTCAACGTAAAGCAGTTTGGGCATCAAAAAACGAACAAAAACAAAAAAAGAAAAGAAAAGCTAACCGTAAAAAAAGAAAATAATTATGGCAAAAGACGCATGTTATAAAAAAGTAAAGGCAAGGTACAAAGTATTTCCTTCTGCATACGCTAGCGGGGCTATTGCAAAATGCAGAAAAGTGGGTGCCGCTAATTGGGGTAATAAATCAAAAAAGAAAAAATAATGAAAGGCGTACCACATTTTAAAAAAGATGGCACAATCTATAAAGGTGCAACACATAAAACAGGTAAACAATTAATGTCTGGTAAGAATCATACTAAATCAAGTGTTAACTTATTTCATATTAATGAATTACCTAAAAGATCATTAATGAAAGCTTATAAACAAGCAGGCTTATTAAAGTAATGGCAGATCCAGTAAAAGGCACAGGTAAAAAACCTAAAGGCAGCAGCAGACGTTTATATACAGACGAAAACCCAAAAGATACAGTTAGTATTAAATATGCTAGTGTAGCTGATGCTAATGCTACATGCAGAAAGGTTATGGGATCAAGTAAGTCTTTTGCTAGGAAAATACAGATATTAACTGTAATGGAACAAAGAGCTAGGTATGGCAAGAAGCCAAGACAGTCTAAGATAGCCACAGCTTGTAAAAATAAATTAAGAAAAAAACATGGCGGTAAGAAAAACTAAAAAAGGAGCTCAGTTAAAACGTTGGTTCAAAGAAAAATGGATTGATGTAAGAACAGGTAAACCTTGCGGTAGACGTAAAGGTGAAAAAAGAGGTGTGCCTTATTGTAGACCAAGCAAAAGAATATCTAGCAAAACAGTTAAAACAGCAGGTGAAATGTCACCAGCAGAAAAGGCTGCAAAGATAAGAGAAAAGAAATCATTAGGTCAACCAGCGGGCAAACCAAGAAGAGTTAAAAATGTTAAAAGAAGAAAAAAATAGGTAATTACATATAGTATATAAACTTAATTGTTATGGCAAAAAAAATATCAGAAGAAACTGAAGTACAACTTGACTTAAAAACGATCGGGATGATCATTGGTGGGGCTATCGCTTTAGCTGCCACTTATTTTACTTTAACAGCTGAAATAGAGCTTGCTAAGGAGTTGCCGAAACCAGATATATCAAGAACTGAGTTCGATTTAAAAGACGAATTAAT